CAAAATGCTAAGTCTCATTGGTGGCGAGCCCTTGTATGAAAAAAAGAATTTTCAATTGCTGGAATACTTGTTGGAACTGGGCAACAATACTATATTCTTGAGCATGGTAACCAATGGTAGTGTTGCTTTATCTGATTATCAAAAAAAAGTATTGTCTAAATTTCAGAATTTAAATTTTTGTATCAGTATAGATGGCACTGATCGTGTGTTTGACTATTTAAGATTTCCATTGAAGTGGCAGGATCTAAATGATAATTTGACGTTTTTTCGTACTATAACTGACAATATAAGTTCAAATTATACTTTGAGCAATCTCAACGTTTTGTATCATAACCAAACGATTGAATGGTTTAATCATAATAAAATTCCTTTTAGCAATAATCCTATTTACAATCCATCTTGGTTACAACCTCGTGCATTAACAAGCCACGTCAAACAACAATTAAAAAAAATACTTTCAACAACGGACTTTGACACCTATATCGGTAAGACACATGTTGACCAAGATCAACATAACTGGCAAGAATGTTTGAAACAACTTGCTCGGCAAGATGCGGCCAAAGGCATCAAGTGGCAAGAATATCTGCCTGAATTATTTCATATCACGAATTTTTAATCTGCCCCAACAGTTGTTTTAGTTTTGCACTTTGTACATCTGCTGTGACTTTACCTGTTTCTTGTGGAGATTTTTCCCAGGCCGGAGTTCCTGTGGCTCGTTCCCATGGTGGAGGTGACTCACTTTGTTCAGAGGTATCAGCAGCCTTGACTTGACTCCGGGCCTTGATTGAGTCCATGATGCTACTCTGTGGTTTGTTGTAGCCAGTGCCTTCGTCTCCGCCTTCGTCAGTAATGCGCATGGTTTCAATGTTATACTCCAGGTCAATTTTTTGTCCAACACCAGTTGAACTGCGTGATTTCATACACTGTATTTGATACTTGCCACGCTCTTTCATGGCACGACTCGTAAAAATACCAAACACATTGTCTGCGGTGTTGATCTTGGAAATACCACCTGAAATATGCGAGTGATCAAACTCAACTTCTTCTACCGCGGATCGATTCAACTGCGACGCTGTGACCATTAACACGCCCAGTTCCTTGGCCAAGTTGCGTAGTTCTTCTGAAACATATTTGTCTTTGACAAACAAGTCATTGGGGCTAACCTTGGCGCTTACTGGCATCAGCAGGTCCAAATAATCAATCATTACAAAATCTACACGCTTACCCGTTTGTATTTGATACTCTTTCAAATATGCACGAATGTCATTGATGTTGCTTTGTGCCGGCAAACCTTTGACTTGATAGTTTCCGGACTTCTTAGCAACTAATTTGACTTTGAGTTCTGTAGTGTCCATGTCACGACGAATGTCTTTGGTGCTCATGTTACTTAACATAGCATCAGTACGCAAACTTGTGAGTTCTTCGCTGAGTTCTAGTGTGATATACACGCCACTCAGCCCCTGCTGTAGCCAGTTCAATGCAATATTCATCATCACAAGTGATTTGCCCGATCCTGAGCCACCTGCAAAAATGTTTAATTCACCACGTGAGAATCCGCCGTATAACAATCTATCTAATTGCGGCCAACCTGTGCTTACTTGTCCGCCTGAGTTGAAGTACTTCTCAATGCGAGCCTTAGGATCAGCAAAGTAATCTGTGCCCATGTCTTTAGTGAGTGATATCTGTACGGCATCTTTGATGAGTTTTTCAACCGGTTCAAATTCGCCCTTCTCCAGCAAGTCTGCTGATTTTAAAATGGCACGTTCAAGTTCTTGACGTCGAGTAAATGCTTCAAACTCGCCCATGAACCAGTCAAAGTGTCCTTCGTTTAGATCAGGCACTGACTGTAACTTAATACCTGTGGTTGCCGCAATCTGAGTACGGTCCGGCATTGTCTTGTGTTTGTCTGTGTGTTCTTTGATAAACTCAGCCGCAGGTCTCAAACTCCGGTCAAAGTTCTGCGGGTTGTAGATGTTTTGAACACGCACATAACTCTGTGCATCTTCCAACATCATTTCTAGAAATAGTCTCTGAACATCAAGTCCGTAGTCTTTTAACAAGTTGCTTTTTCCTTATTTCAATTTTTATTTTTGATGTTTCACGTGCCTGCATTATAGTTAGCAAGGCTCCTAGTCTACCCAGTTTTATCACAGCGTCATTGACGTCTTTGCAACCCGTAGGCCACTCGGGTATGCTCACAGCCCATCCCAGTTCCACAGCACGATCAATTAATTCTACACCTGCTGTATCTTGGTCCGGTACCACAGTAACTTCACGTCCGAGACTGCGAATCAATCTTGCTTGACTATCGCTGATGGTGTTGTGCATTAACGCAAGCCCACCTATTGAGAGTGCATCAAATATACCTTCCATCACCAACACATGTTGCCAGTCTTGGTGTTGCAAGTCTGTGCCAAAAACGTATCCTGGTTGCGAGTGATTGATGTACTTGGGCGTCTTGTCATCCAAGAACCTAGCAGTCCAACCTACAACTTGATTGTCATAGGTAAACGGTACCAACACAAACGGTCTGGTCCAATGGACTCCATCATTCTTGATAGCAGTCATCACAGGAAAATCTTCAGGCACACCTCGTTTACGAATGTAATTCCAATACAGCGGGAATTCAGGAGTGATCACTTCAGAGAATGGAGGAAAGTCGTCATGTTCTTCGAACTCAATGGCACTGAGTGCATTGAACACTCGCTGTCGATCTTCTAAGATACCGTGTATGCTACGATGTCTTAGACTTTCGAGATTCAACATTTCAATCTCGTTTTCCGGCACACCCATCCATCCTAGCAATCGTTTGGCTTTGAATCCAACTGTACGGCCTAGTATGAAACTGGCTGTGTATGAGCAGTTGAAGCAATGATAACTCCAGCCCTGTTCGGTTACCTTGATGCCGCCACGACCACGTCGATCTGGACTTTGTCCATTGTGTTGACAACATACCGCATTGAAACTCAGCCAGCCTTGTGGACTGGGTTTTTTCTTTGCAGGTAGGTAAGCAAGGATATCTAGCATCCTGTTAGTATAACATAACTGTCACACTAGATCAACGATATTGAACGTTTTGTACTCGTCCGTTTGTGAACAAGGCTGTGGCTGATACATTGCTTTGGAACTGAATTGGCAAATATCCCGAACCACCATTGGTCACAGTGACTCCAGCCACGCCACCGTTGGGATCAATTGTACAGGTGGCTGTGGCTCCCGAACCGTCGCCCAAAATTTCAACCAAAGGAGGTGCTACATATTGCACGCCAGGATTGGTTATGTTGATGCTGGTGACTACTCCATTGCTTACCACAACATTGGCTTGAGCACCAAACCCAATTGAATTGTTGAATGCCAGACGCAATAAAGGATGAAACCCCACGACATTAAAGTAATCACTCACAGTTTCACTTAGATACTGCCGGGATTCTGTGACATTGTACCAAACTGATTCATAGTTTTGTGCGGCCTGTACTTTGACTGTGCCTGTGTAGCCCACTAAATCATACTTGATGGTGGTAAGGCTTGACCCATTTGTGGGCATGAAACTGCTGTAGAATTCCGTCATTTCAATGGCATTTTGTGGCTGTGGGGTCAGTGCCCAATCTGGCCACTGTGTTGGTCCCACACCAAAGTAGTTGTTCTTGCCGTACATGTCAGGCACAGTACATTCTGCGGCAGGTATGTGCTGTGGCAACACTGAATCCACAATGTTGCAGTCGGCTCGCGCCTGACTATTGGCATCTGTATAAACTGCTTGCACATAGTTGCCGGCTGTGCGTTGTATGCTGTAACTGGCAGGCTGTGCTTGGATATTGATAGTGTCTGTGGTATCAAGCACAACTTTGACTCGGCCCAGGGCAGAACTCAAAATCTCCATGGGCTTGGTAATCAGCAGTTCATCGCCTGCTTGGTTTACCACACGGAAAACAAAACTAGAACCTGCAATATTCACAGGCTTCTGGTCTTGATTGATAAATTCAAAGAGCAGAACATTGTCCACTCCTTTGTTAATGGTTAATTGTTTTGCGTACACTGGGTCGTACCTCTTTGTAAAATATCCGCCACTGGTGTCTATCAAAAGTACCCGGACGAGTTGTTGGTATAGATATACTGTGGTTGAATACATCCTATATTTAGTTTATCCAAAATCTACAATCCATAAATAACCTCGATGGGTAATAATATATTTGAAAAATTAACCGAAAAGTATCCCTTTATAACTTTGTGTGTTTACGCCAATGCAGAATATGTGGGTGTAGTACAGAACAGGGATGATATTGTTACCACTATCTACGACTTTGGTGCTGTTGCTGATCAAGACGCCAAGATGTTGTTTTTAGAATTGGCCAGCACTTGGTGGTGGGAGAGCAATCGAAGTATACCCATCAACATCTTTTTGCGCAAAGATTGGGAACAGTTT